TGATTTCCTGGTGTTGGTTGTTCTTCATAAATTTCTTCAGCGTCCTTAAAGGATGTACTGACAATTTCAAAGACGGTTGATCTTCCAGCAACTGATTTACTAAAAGTAAAAACTGGAATATCTGTTGTGGTTGTTCTAAATCTATACTGCTCAGTAGGAATACCTTGAATGGTATCTGATCCTTGGCTTCTTCCAAATTCTGTGTTATCCGACATTGCTGCATTCAACACTGAAATAAACTGCTCTGCCCAGTTGGTGTTGGTTGGGTCATTCCATCTAACGGTTTGTCTGCTTAGATCTCTTCCATTACTATCAAAAATTGATTCGGTTGTACTAACTGAAACAAATTTTAATAATCCTTTTGCGGGGGTATTTCTCTTAGCATTATAGGAAAGCATTTTAGCAATACGCAATACACTCTCTTTGCGTTCTGCTAATTCAATAAAATTTTCTCTGCTCGCAAGATCAATTCTAAAAGATAAACTTTGTCCTAGGAAAGCAATAGCATCAATGAGTGCAAGATATTCAGAACTTTCAATATAGTCGTTGAAATCTTCAGGATAGTTTTCACGAAGATATGTGATGATTACCCTGCGTAGATTCTCAAAGTCGTAGGACTTGAAATCCGCATTTTTAAACGTTTGATATATGCGTTTCCAGTCTTCGTTAAGTATTAAATTGTTCTGTCTTGATGTTGTGCTCATTGCCGTTTTCCTATATAATATTTAGCGTCTATCATTAACTGGTCAGTTTATTATCTTCTTATCTTTGTCAAAACTAAACCTCATTCTTTCATTAACGTTAAAGGGCAAATAAGTAACATCTGCTTCAATTCTTATTCCTTGCTCTGTGCTATCAACGGTAATACCATTTACAGCAATTCTAGGATCGTAATTGATGATATCCTCAACATCTCTTGCAATTAATGTTTTAACTTCTTCCGTAAATTGTTCAAATATCATATCCCAAATAATTGTACCAAAATTAGGATTTTCTAATTTCTCCCCCTTGCGGATATAAAAATGATTGATTAGATCCTGTTTTACCAAATCAATGTCGTATAATTTAAATCCTTGAGCAGAATTGCTAGAATTAAATCCTTTGTATGTAAACGATCTTGATTGTGTATCAACCGTGGCTCTTTCAGTAGCAACGGATTTTGTGTTGTATAACTTTGCCATACTACTCCTCCTCTCCTATTTCTCTATCCGTGCTTGTAGGATTAAAGAATGCCGGAGCATTGTTTTCATGCAACGCCCAAGGTTCATGCATAGGAATTCTTTTCATTATTGATTTAATTGCGCCTTCCTGATAACGTTTGCTTTGATTCCATCCTACATCAGGATTAGTAAAGATGTTTGCATGTGTTATTAGGTCAGCAATGTTTTGTGCAGAATCTGCTGTTCTGGCTTCAGGTCCATTCATATGAATGTTACTTGCGGTTTCTATATGATCACCACCGCTATTAATTTCTGTTGTTAGTCCAGCAGTTAACGATGATCTTCCACCTGTTTTAATATCAAGATTAATTGCTTGTTCTATTCTTGTGTTACCTATTATGTCTATATCTAAATCACCAGGCACAACTACACCTTCTGCATTCTCATAACTGCGTGTTTCAATCTTACCATTAGCACCTATCAATATGTTTGTATTGAATGCACTTTCAATCTGTATTCTTCCTGCTTCGGTTCCTGCTTCATCTTCTATCTTAGGAATAGGATTGCCTTCCTCGTCTCTTCGATGGAGAACTGCTTCAGATTGATATTCAGCAGTTGCCTTCATGTTTATGTTACGGCCTGCTTCAATGTTAATATCTCTATCTGCTTTTATGTTAAGATCATTTTCACTATGTATGCTAATGCTGTCAGCAGCATAGATATCTATCTTACCATTAGAAGTTAGTTCTACCCATGCAGTTCCCCTAGCATTACCAACATATATTAAATCTTCTGAATTATGCAATAATAATTGATGGCCGGTTCTGGTTCTAATTCTTGTGTATTCGTTATAAGGAATTCCTACATCGCCTTTTTCGCCTGCGGCAACATCTGCATAAACAACTGGGCCTGATGCAGCAGAGGTTTTTCTTAAATATCTTTCGTCACCGTCGTCGATAACAAATTGCGTTCCACCAAGTCTGCTAACAGGAATGGATGTCGGTGATGTTGATTCTTTAGGTCCAATTGCCATTCGTTTAGCATTGGTTCTTTTATCAAGGGGTCCAGGTGTGCTTATACCAAACACGCTGTTAGGATTTTGTCTTCTTCCGGTAGAAGTGACAACTCCTCTAACATCATCTTCAAGAGTTCCTTGTTCTAGAAATCTATCTGCAATTGGGTGTATTGGCTTTTTAATCTTTTCAGGATTCATTTCCTGTGCAATAGCATTGTGCCTCTTGTTTATATCACCCGTTGGCAATGGTTGCTTAGTGTCATATTTCTTTTTATCTGCATCGGTAATTGCAACTTCGGTTGTACCAGCAATTGCAGGCACCATGTGATTTGAAAACGTTGGAGGAACACAAGCAAACCAATATCCTTGTGCCGGATCTCCATCAACAAACATAACCATAACCGTAACACCAACATCGGGTGGAACGAACCACATGCCGTATGTTTTTTGTGTGTCATTAAAATCATTTGGATTGTTCCCCATTGCATCATATGGAGTATATCCAAAGAATGGAAATGCCGGGCTAACTAGATAGGTTTGACTTTCTGTTCGAGGATCATTACCTTGATTTCTTAAAATTGTAACCTTAAGTTTTCCGTTGAATGTTGGATCAAGAACACTAACTATCTTGGCTAGATATATGCCATTGCCAATAGTATTACCCTTGGTCGAGTTTGCTGGTGTTCTGGTTTCATGTGCCATTATGTTGATCCTAGACTATCGTCAACAACAACTTTAGTTGCGATACCGTCTTGTTTTGATTGCGGTATAGGTTTACCGTCATAGTCAATTGGTTGTCCTTGTTTTCTAATACACTTTAGTGTTTGTGTAAACTGGCCTGACTCGAATACATTTTCTACTCTCGTAACCTGATAAATTCCACTGAACGGACTTTCCACTCCTCTCCTAGAAAACTCGTACAACCCAGTCTTGGTATTGATATCAGCAGGTGTTCTAAAACTTATATAAATGTAACAATCCTGTCCTTCGTAGTTAGCCGTTCCATCGTCGGTAATTAGGTTAGATTGGCTAGAGGGTTTGGCAAAATAATTTCCCATGCCGCTGTCAACCATCCAATATGTATCACCCAGGATCTGTAGATCAACATTGATTAAGTCTGCACTACTTCCACTTAAAAACGCTTCATGGAATGTTTCTGCGACCTGTTTCTCAACATCATTATATCCAGAGCCACCTTTTCTATTATTAAACAAGGCCGGACTTCTTTTTTTCTTAGACTTTCCTAAGTTTGCAGCCTGTGCTTTGGCTGCTGTTCCTGTGGTAGTTTCTGTCTTAACCTTTTGATCAGCAGCAATTCCTTGTGTATCATTATCAACGTTCGTTGCTGTATTTTTTTCAGCATTTGATGCACCGCCGGTATAAAACAAGTTATCAATTTTAATATCAAATTTAATAATATCTTGATTCTGTCCTGTGTAAATGTAATCATATCTCTTGACTATTTTCTTTTCTAATTCAGAATATCCAAGATTTGCAGAAGTTGGTGAATTGAATATGCTATGGTGTACCATAAACGGAACAACTCTGAAAGTATACTTCTTGGCAAAATCGCCTATCAGAACATCGTAATCTAAAAATTCTATTTGAACATCTAGTCTAAACCATTTAATAAACCCGTCAACTAGATTTGCAGGATCTAGTGCCTGTTTTGCATATGTGGAACTTAAAATTACTTGAACTATAATGTCTGTTAGTTTTTGTTCTTGAGCAAATGCAAAGACTCGTGTCTTAGGATTGATGGTCATTTTGTCTCTTTCGACTAGACCCGTTTCCTCGTTGTAGACATCGCCTTCTTTAGAAAAATCAAAGTTTCCTCCCTTATCAGCACCATAGTTAAATGTTGCCTTACCTATAAGGTTCTCTGAAAATTCTGCTTTACTTATAGGTGTTGATTTTCCAACCGTCTTAGGAGGTTTCCTAGAACTGGTAGTCGCACCTTTGGGTGCATCTGGTTTTGAAGAGTGTTTCGTAAATTCATTGCTGGTAGAGGGAAACTGAATGTCATATATATCCTCAACTGAATATTGTTTGGCTTTTACATTTTCTTCTTCTGCTCTTTTTAAAATAGCAACGAGGCTGTCATCACCAGTCCTTAACATTTCTTCAACGGTATTTTCATTAGGGGCGGCAATCTTAATATCCTTGAATGTTAAATCAACATTATCACTCAAGGCAGAATGATTATAAGGAATTGCCTTAACCATATATCTGCTTCCTCCCTCATCAACTTCAAACTTTACTTCAGTAAGTTTCATGGGGAAGAATTTTGGTTTAACACTTTTTAACACTTCGCCGTTCTGTTTAAATCCTTTAAAATCTAATCTTAAAAGAAACGCAGCATTGTTTAGATAGTTTGCATAACCTGCTCTTATGGCTGCGGTCTGCATACTCTGAAGCAGTAACCCCATGCTGTAGGGTTCATAAATTTCAAATTCAAATCCAACTGCATTACTATTTCCAGTTGATTGGGAAGCCGATACCGTTGCTGCCATCTTAAAGTTGTCGACAAAATATTCTGGTCTTCCGTATGCTGTTGATACTCTTGACGATTGACTTATTGAACCTTCTGGTGAATAATCTCTACCACCGGAAGAAAATATAATTCCAGATTGAAGATTTATCGTTTGTGTAATCAGGCCGTCACCAGACCCACCATCCACTACATTTTCTATGTCAAAGGTCTGTGCAGCAAATGAAAGATCATCAGTTCTGTAAGATTCTGGATTATTAAATTGTTGAGGAGTCAACACCGCCAGTGTCCATAGCGGAGTGTAACTTGCAAAGTTCATTAAAGGGTTAGGAACTAGGTTTCTTAGATTTTGTCCTGCTGACCCAGAAGTCGATTCCGGTGGAACTTCAACGGTTGATTTTTCATCAACTATTGGATTTACTG